CTCCCCCCTATGCGGCCTAGCCGCAGGCAAGGCGTGAAGTGCACTCCACGCGAGGAGTCGACTATCGGGTCGACGGACCGGCTCGAGTGTCAGACGACACCCGTGCGGACACTGTGCACGTGCCCAACTGTGGTGACCCAACTCTGTACAGGGCCTCTTCTGGCGGTGGCGTCAACACCGAGCCGCGTCGCAACGCAGGCCCCACTGCCAGGGACGAAAAGACAGTCGCAAACCCACAAACGTGGTCAAGTGCACGTTCCATACCAAGGGTGGCTGGGCAGAGGGCCATGAAGGCCGCTAACACATGACGGTAAGTGGGTGGTCAACCAACACATCACAACCGCGCTCAAAGAGCAGCGGCAACACCTGCTACTGCGGCAGCATCGAAACCTACGTCAGCCACTTCATCGGCGATATCAACGACACCGTGCCCTGCTGCTGATGCGGCACCAATGATGCTGTTCCACACACCATCCGGAGTGGAGGGATGGAATGTGTGTGAGGCGGCAGCGGGATGGAACGGGTCGAAGCGAACACGCCATTCGATGGTGACAAGGAAAGAGATGTCCACAGGTGTCCCTGTCTGTGTAAAGACAATAGGACTCAAAGCAGCTGGTGCAACCTCGGTATACCAACCGAAAGCAGGTGAAATGGCCGGGATCCCAGGTCGGAAGTCACTGTACTCGTTCATATTGATAGGCACTGCGTTGCAAGTCACTCCACGCAATGCCAACTTCGCACCGGTCAAAAGTCGTGGCTTGAAATACGAATTGAACTCGTGTGTGAAATCCTCCCATGTACGGGTCTCGCCTCCCAAAGCCAGCTGCTGACTGACTCGCGCCATGGTGAACAAACCTTCGGCCTGTTGCAAGGACGCTTTGTTCATGACCTGAACCGTCAACGCCGCCGGAACGATGTCGGCCGCCGACCCAATCCCATCGAGTGGCATGCTGATCATCCTCGTGCCGGCTCCGCCGTTGATCGGTCCGGGCGCAGCGTCCTCCAAACCACATGCATGGTACCATACAGGATGCCCATTCGATGTCGTCGATGCGTCCCTCATCAGAGGCGCAAAGATGACAACTGCAGCGCTTGTGGTGTGCAGCGTCGTTGTGCGTATCACCTGGTAAGGACCAACGGGACGTGGCAAGCCCAAATGCATGGGCAGCCGAGCGTTCAAGCCCTCCATCATACGCCGACGCATTGACATGCCCCACCCCTTGCGAGCTAAAGACTTCCCGGCACCAAACGCTTTGCGTGGAACAGCGCCCGCTCCCTGGGCTAACACGCGTGTTGCCTTTGAACGGGTGGCTGCTTTCTGGCCGACGCGCTTCTTCTTCAGCTGGAACTTCTTCACCATACTGAGTGAATGTGTCGAAAAGACCCCAAAAGTTGCAGAGACTGTACATAAATGATTGCGCGGGGGACAACTTTACACTGTACATGCGCAGAAATTGCCCTAGGTCGGACCCCAGTCACGACCCACCCATTGGTGTGTACCCACCTCAGGACGCTACAAGACGGCACACCCACCGTTACTTGATTCACGCCGCACCCCAGCGGCCAAACCGGGGATCTGAGGGCCGTAGTCATCCACACTGCCGCCTCGGGTTCCAACAGCACTACTGGGCAATCATGCTGGAGGTCGCCTTCATCCGGATAGGACGGCAGGTGAGCGGTGCATAGCTGCGGGTAACAGCATCCGCCTGGCCTTCACCTTCAGTGCGCTGGCACGCACCCGCTAATTGGCTCGTACACCCCACCTGGGAAGTGGGATGAGGAAGGTAATTCGGTGTGCAGGGACCGGCCTCCCTATTTTACAGTGGCACGGGGCTTTAGTGACCCTACGGGAGTCAGTCGGGACGTGAACCGTCCCGACAGCGCCAAAATGGCAAATGAACAAGCTACACAAGCCCCAAAACTGCGTGGTCACGTAGGACCACCTCACGGCCAGAACGCCTGGGTTCGCGTGAGCACCGCACACTACTCACATGGTCGTCCCAACCATGTGCCCCCTAAAACACGCGCGGAAGGTAGCCGAAGCCCCCGAACGCCGCGCACCCCCTGTACACCCGACCGCAATGGTCGGTTACCCCTCCCTAATTGCTTCGACAGACCGCGCGAACGCCGCTGAGTCGGCGCCGACGCGGTACCCACCCTCGATGGCATCTAACAAGTCATAATACTTGTCATTGTCAGGGACCAATCCGAGGCGTACTGCAAGATCAGCTTCCTCCTGCTCATTGCCTCGCCCTATTGCCATCTCAAAGCGTTCCAGGATGGGTTGGAAACGCTGGGTGGCTCTCTCTATGTTGAGATCCATATCGGTATTATAATCCGATTCTTTGAAGCCGAAGTCCTCCGGCTCCAACTCGAGCGCATAAATCTCGTCCCGGGTGAGATCCGTGGTTGTGGTATCACGGAGATGATGTGCGAATTGACCATATAACAGCTTGCACAACATCGGGAATTTCTCGGCCATCGGGTAAAGTCGCGCGATGACCCCGGGAGCGACTGCACTCATGAGCGCTTTGCGGTCGCCTGCTGCAGTGGCGTTGATTGCGGCGGCATTGATGGAATAGGCCATGTTGGTCAAGTTCCGGATGAGATCAGGAGCGGCACAATCAGACCCGATGCCAACGTCGGAAACTGAAAAATGCCACCCCGTAAACTCAGCAACTGCGCCTATCGCCCGCCAATACAACTTCGGGCGATGGCCCAACTTGGTCCACCTCTGTGTGCACGTGTGAATGTACTCACGTGACAATTGTTGATCTGCCGCCTGTCCTGCAGTGTTCAGGCCGACGAAACTAAGAATTGAATCGTCTCCTTCAAACACCATCTTGACAAAGCGGACAACACCGTCAACGCATGTCACACGCGCACCCTGCGGCCGCACCAACTTGCACGCATCGCGTCCACCGATCACCCATGCCCAACAAATCATGTTCGCCAGAAAGTTCAGACATGACGTGCCCCTACAGCCGCTTCGTCTGATCGCACTGATGATTGTCTGCCAGGCCTTCCCTTTCGGTAGATCGCACTTGCCCACGTAATCATCACCTCCTTTGCCCTTCCTGAACCCCAACTGGAGCTTGGTCAGCCGATTTGAGGCCACACGCGCGTCGATAAACTCGGGCGGGCCCTCCACGAGGAAATACTGCTCCACCATCTCAGCGACCGCCTCCATGACCGGGTTTTCGGTCAAGCTCCGGAGTGTCTCGGACATGCACGCGTCCCATGCTGAGCCGTCGTTCTCGACGATGCTCACGGGAATATCCGGTGTGTCGGGTCCGGCGCGTGGGTCCTTCTGACGCAGGCTTTGGCATACACGTTGCATGGCTTCCGTCTTTGGCAACCCCTTGATGCTCCTATGACGCCACCGCTTGAACAGCCAAGCCTCGAGGGTGCCTATGAGCACCCACGACATGACCTGTCCGCGATCGCCGTCGGCGATGAGCAACCGGGGTGCTTTCCCACGCTTGGAAGGCTCAAGTTTGATGCCGGCATCAAAGCGAAACTTGGGCGCAAAAGTGGCGCGGAGTTCGGAAAGTGCCTTCTCCGCGCGGGCTGGTGCCCACTTCTTGGACTTCCAACCATAAATGCCCAATTTGTCCTGGATTATCTTGTCGATCAATCCCTTGTCCGCTTTTAGCTGGTCGATCATAACCTGCGTGACAGCACGCAGATCGTCCTTCTCCTCCTGTGACAAGGTCACTGGCACGTGGGGTTCTTCTATGCGCTCTTTGATCGCACGTTCGACATTCTTTTGCGAATTTAGCCAGAACAGCCGCTCCTCTATCTGCGGCAAGTACCGCACCGCAAGAGGAATGGTCTCCGGACCCTCGTTCACGTCATGTATCAACTGGATGCCTGCCAGCCCTGAATGACATGTGTGACAATCCACCTGTGGTGGGTCGTCTTCTGGTGGTCCTTCAACTTTGCCGTCCTTGCCGTCATCACTCTTCGGTGGCTCTGGTTCATCTTCGGGCATCCGCTTAACCGGGCGGAGATTCCGCAAACCCAAGCCTGCCGTGTGAAGGCAACAACAATGCCTGTTCGCAACACGGCCTTGCTGTATGGTGGCAGCAAGATAACCGAAAAGCTGGTCGATGGTCGCGCACGAAATCGGATCACCTCGACGTTCCTTCTTGTCCAACCGATAAGTAGCAAAATGCAAGTTGGAATCAGCGGTCGTCGTCGGTGCGCCGGAATACAATGCCGCGCCTCCAGACCTTCGCATGATGTCGACCTCGCCACGCGTAAGGTACACGTGGTGCACGCCCACCCCATGAAACTGTCCACAGAGTGCGTGCTTGATGCGACCAAGTCGATCTCGAATTCGCTGGGCGCAGGTTTCCACATGACGGCCACAACGGGCCACCTGCAGCTCCAGCTCATAGAGAAAAGTGTCGCTCACGTCTGCCCGACCTGAGGCGTGCTCATAAGTCAGATGTTGCAGCATCCAACTGTGGCACTCGTAACACAGGTCGTTACGACGCGATGGCGGTCGAAAAGAAACAACCGCCATACCTGCAGCCAACCTCCGCCAAGGCGGAAGCACACCCCGGGTTTTTGGGGTGATTTTGGTCCGTATATTTCAACCCAGGTCGTCGGGGGACAACTTGA